CCGATTCATATGAAAGATTTGGACGTATTACCCAGCAAATATACCCTCGAATTAGATGTCACCAACGAAACCGAAGAAATTATGTATGTCACCACCGAATCCTTCAAAATCCGCAATAAAACAAATGACAACCTTTTAAAACAAGACGAGGTTATGAAAATCTTTCCGCCAGACAACCGTACGAATTATTATATCGATTTTGCCAGATTGCGTCCTCGAATTAGCGACTCTATACCTGGCGAACAACTCAAACTCACTGCGGAATTCTCGGTCAGTACTGCAGGCGAAAATAGTATGTTTAATGTGGTTTCCAAATGCGCATATTCCAATACAATTGATATGGCAAAAGTCGCCGAAGTATGGTCGGAAAAAGAAGCGACGATGCAAGAATCCAAAGAGGAAATCGCATTTGCGAAGCGGAATTTCTATATATTGGACGCGCAGCGTCATTTCGTGCCAGACAGTTTTGATTTCGTTGTTCAAAGTTTAGGGATTTATGAAAACGCCGAAATTGTAAAGAAAGCGTGTGCCATTTTGCAACACAAATTCGTCGCATTAATTGAAGGCATCGATTCCAATACGGTTCCAGTGAATTACAGCGAAACCACAATGGAGTACTGTTTCGATATTATATTGGAACACGAGGATTATACTGTCGGGAAAATGCTCGAATATTTATTATATGAAACGCATTTTATGGGTGATAAAACATTGACATTCTGCGGCTTTAAAAAATTCCACCCACATAACGAAGATAGCACATTACGTATTGCATTCGTCGCAAGGTCAGATAAACCGCAAGTTGACCAATATTTACGCGAAGCTTGCGTCGATGCAGGCGAATTGTGCAAGAGCGTATTTAGACTGTTTTGAACCCTCGTGCAAATCCCTTGTCAAACCCAGTCTCCATTGTTTTCGACATAGTACTATGATTGCAAAATGCATAATCTATCGTGCAACTTACCGATAATCCGTATATATATCCGATGCCCCATCCTATGTTTGATATTATTGTGTAAACCGTTTTACGTCGTCTCATATAGTATCATTTTTTTTATTTTTTTCAAAGATTCTAACTACATATATGTAGTTAGAATTTAATAGAGTAATCCGCTATACTAAAAATATATTAGGGTTGGAACGCCGAAGTATCCCTCAATACGTTTATATTTAGTTCATTTGTATTATTACTCGTCGCATATACTCAATATAAAATCAAAGAATTGGATAATATTTTGGGTTTATGTATTTTTTATGTCGGTTTTCGTAATGCAACTTATTGAATTCTTTTTATGGAAGAATTTAAAAAATCAATACAACATCGTGTTTACTAAAATCACAATTTTAACTATTATGTTTCAGCCCATTGCTGCATTAATGTGTTTACCAAATAAAGCATTAAAACTAAAGATGTTTTTGATATATTCTATATGCGCAATTATTCTTAATATATTCATTTTCACGAACTGAAACGGTATTGTCTAAAAATGGACATTTAATATGGTTTTCATTTCCAACTCAAAGTTTAACTTGTGCGTGGATGATTTCGTGTGTATTTTTCTTTTTCTTTGAATTATTTTATTCTCAACTAAATATATTATTTGCATATGCCTGCATTACGGTAAGTATATCGTATTTTACTTGGGTAAATGAACGTGAAGTGGGCACAATGTGGTGTTGGAATGTGAACCTGATTGCACTTTATTACGCTGCATATTTACTCATATATTTACCCCTTTGTGAGAAAATGTGTTAAAATGCGAAATCCACAACTACAGGATAATGGTCCGAATTATACGTCCCGCAATATTCTTCATAATGATATATAAATACCCTCGTTATTCTATCATACAACGCCTTTGTCACCAAAATATGGTCTATCATTGATACTTCAGTTAACGCAAATTCGCAATCTGAATTCTCATCCCACCACTCCGTATATCGCGCGGATTTGTCCATCAGCGCTGCGACGCTGAATAATTCATACTCATCGCGATGTTTCCCTTCATATCCTTTCAATATATCTAATACCATTGATGTAGGGGAATTGTCGTTTGCATCCAGTACCTTATTGTCGAAATCGTTGAGGTCGCCCATTAGGATTATTTCGTGTCCAGTCAGGCTCACAATTAAATTCTGGAGTATTTGGGCTTGGGCTTCCCGCGAGGCGCATCGCGCCGAGTCTGTCGGATAAGCCAAAAGATGACATCCGATGAGTGCAACTGGTATGCCACTGATATTCATTGTAGTATAGTAATGTTTCGATACGCCAGTTGTTCCTTCTCCTGCATAATTGCAGTGTGAATCGGGGACTGGATATGCCATTTTTTCATTCGTTCTTTGTAAATTTGCGGGGTCGATTTTGGTTAGAATTCCCACATTCTGGCCAGTCGCCGTATCCGTTCCTTTAATCAAATACGGCATATATTCGGTATCTTTGGCTAATATATTCAATTCATCACACCCTTCGATTTCGCATATATTGACCAAGTCGCCGTCTAATTTGCAAATCACGTCTGATATAACGCCTAAATGTTTCTCTGCCGCGGATTGGTTATGCCACGTGCAGCCATTGCCTGGGCAATTGTCATATTGGTCAATAAACCCCCATTCGATATTATATTGAACCAGACGGAATTGCGAAGATGAGCGACGGTCACCATTTAACGTGAGTGGACATTCCGTATCGGCAAATACTATTCCTAAAATCCAAAGAAAAACGAATCTCATAATATATCGATTTACCAATATGGCAATTTGTCGACGCATTGTTTTATTGATATTGATTGCCCAAAAAGCCGCTTTACGCTGGTCAGAATACTGTATGTTTTTCGAGGAGAAACCGTTGCTATTTTTAACTTCTTTGAAAAAAGACTTTATAAAATTGAACTAAAGATATTCCCAGTTAAACTATAATAAAATGGAAAAACGGTTAAATCAACTCACGGGTGAATATGTCACTGCATTTAAAAACGATTTGCGTGATAAAATCACTACAATTAATTTTGAAAATAATACCAAAATTAATGAACTCCTTGAATTCGTATTCGACTATAACCGTCTCGCTTTCTCCAAAGATGATTTCATTAAACGCAAACGCGTCAAGAATTCGATTCCGACTCTAAATCGTTGCAACGCCAAACGCGCGAATGATGAACAATGCACTCGGCGCAGAAAAGATGACTGCGAATTTTGCGGCACTCATTCAAAAGGCACGCCACACGGACTTGTATTATGCGGCGACGTTGAACAATCCGCCACGCAGCGAATCGACGTATTTGTCGAAGAAATCAAAGGTATTGTATATTATATTGACCACTTCGGTAATGTTTATAAAACCGAGGATATTTTAGAAGGAAAAGAAAATCCTGCCATTATTGCTAAATACGTGGTGACAAATGGACAATACACCATTCCATCGCTTGGTCTTGTTTAGGCTTTGGTCATTTTGCGTATAATGCTCTCTTTGACTACGTCCTCGCGATTTTCCAATATAAATGTATTTAATTCTGCGGCTTGGTCAATATCGCCTTTATAAAAATTAGATAGTATTCCCATTAATGTTTTTTTAGTAATTGGTTTTTTAATACTTTTTTTGGAATAGACGATTTGGCCATTATTAATATCCAAACAATCAATTTCGTTTTTACGCATTACTTCAATCAATTCCTTTGATATTTTCTTCTTTTCATTTTTTCGCTGCGTCAACTCTTTTTGCAATACTTTTATTTCATTATCGTTTTTTACCCAATCTTTTACTGTATTTATTAATTGTTCTTTCGTTTCCATTATATTATAGATTATAATCGGTTTATTATCTTTTCAATTTATATTGTATGCAATTTAGAACAATGCCATCAACTACGCGTCGACCATCTTTACTTAATATGTATAAATCGCGTCCGATTCCAGTGCCCATTCCTACGTCAGTCGTACCCGTCACGCCTACTCGAATGACGTGGGGGAAACCTACTTGGTTTCTCTTTCATACGCTGGCCGAGAAAATTAAACCCGAATATTTTCAAATAGTTATTAAAGATTTGTTTAATATTATCACTATGGTATGTAATAATTTGCCTTGTCCCGATTGTGCTGGACACGCTACCGCTTATTTAAAGGGCATTAATATAAATGCACTGCAATCAAAGCGCGACTTGCAAATTATGTTATTTGTTTTTCATAATTCAGTGAATTCAAAGAAACATATGCCTATCTTTACAATGGACGAATTAGATTCGCAATACGCGACTGCAGTTACTTCCAATATAATTCAACATTTCTTTGCCGTTTATCAAAAGAAAAATTACAGCATTCGTATGATTGCCAATGATTTCCATAAACAGCGAAGCGTAACTATGATTAAACAATGGATTGCGAATAATATTCAATATTTTAATCATTAATTTGGAGTGCACTTGAATTTGCTTTTGGTTGGCACACTACACGATACATTATCACTCACGCCTGCTATATAATACAGTTCTTTATATCCATTACTTATAATAACAGTTGAAACTAAAGTGCCGATTAATATTCCAACCATTAGAGCAAGTAACGATGCAATTGAACTCACGCAATTATTCATCGCATTCCAACTTAAATCAGCGACGATTAACATTGTTAATAATAATATTACATGAATATTAGAAAATGCAATCTGTAAATGTATCAAAATCGCGGTTAAATATGCGATTATATAACCCAATGTGGTTTGACTTAATGGTAATGGCGATATTGGACCATCATCTCCTAATGTTAATATATTACAATTATATTTATGTTGCATTGATGGCCCTATGCCGCCCACGACCCCCGTTTTGCCCACGGTCGTCTCTGACCCCGTTTTTTTGTCGTCCACGGTCGCCACCGCCTCCGTTGCAGTTTCGTCTATGGTTAAATATGAGCCAACTGAACTGCCTATCAATGTTGCCACAAAACAAGCAACTAATAACCCCGACAATAATACAAGCCCGCGAACATTCGAATTAATAACCGAGTCGATTACGAAAAAGCATACCAATACAAATGGCGCCAATCTAAAAAAAATATATAATATGTTTATCAAATTTAATTTTTTCATATATTACAACAAGACTTGAATATTTGATAAATTCGATTATCGGCTTCTCACGCAGTTATATGTAATGCCCTAAATAATTCACTAATGTGCGATATCGCAATAAATGTGATGTTTTCGGGTTTCAATATTTTATCAAAATCTTTTTGATTTTCAGTCGGATAATAAAACGTTGTCACCCCCGCACGTATTCCGCCCAATATTTTTAAATCCAATCCACCAATCGCCGTCACATTCCCCTGTAAATTAATCTCGCCTGTCATCGCTATAGTATGGTCAATTGGAATATTATTTAATAAACTATATAACGCCAATGTTATTGCCATCCCCG